CCGTAAATTGAATGAAGTTTCAAATGATGAGTATGACACAAAGTAGCTGTGTGATCATAGAGCTCAGCATGATGCTCTTCTATAAAATCATCCCGAAGTGCTTGAATGTACTCGGGATTGTGATTGTTATCTTTTATCCATTTGTTTAACAATGGTGTGAGACTGTAAAAGTGGTGAAAGTCTAACTGCTCTGTTGCACCGCAAATCTCGCAAGAGGAACCCTTCTCGTACTTGGATTTTGCCTTATCTCGTACATACTTTACAATATCACGTTTTAACTTAGGCATTTTCCTCTGGTTCCTTTATTTTTCATTTAAAGAATTATATCTAGTTTAAGCTAACTTGTCAATAGTTATTTTTGAGCTGGTATCATTAGAAGGATACATTTGAGATTTGAAATGAGTATAATCCGTATCGCAACGCATCTGCCATGTGAGATGCCATATTGTGTTTCGGTTTTTCCTTCATTAGATTAGGATTTGGGTCCCACTGATACGCATCAAGGCAGCTCAAAGACTGTTTTGCTTCTTGATCAACAAAGAGTATGTCGTTCTCAATAATTCCCGATACATGTCCAATTCCGTCAAGTACGGACTTCTTAGCGTTGATGGTGGAAATATCGTAGTTCTGCGCGAAATCAAAGCGTGTTTGTTGAGCGGCTGAATCAATATAAATGTAATCAATATCCCAGCGATCAATGAGTTTCTGGATTTCGGCAGCGTGCTGTTCAGTAGTTCTTTCAGCATCGAAGTATTCGTCCACCAAATAGTATTGTTCTGAATCCCAATCATACGCAATAACGCACATTGCTGTCGGGTCTTTGTAACCGACATCCAACCCCGCAAAGACATCCATTCTACTAGTATCGAGCTGAGAGAAGTCTTTGACTTGCGTTTCAAAGTTGAATTTCCAGATCTGTCCTTCATAAGTATTAAAATCGGCCTCGTACTCTTGTTTAAATTCTGCTTCTGACATTGACTTTCGTGCTTCATCAATATCACTCTGACTCATTCTCGGGTTATCTTTATAAGTTGCACGGATACTACACCATTCTGGGAACTCGTCGGAGAATCCTCTATAGAAAAACTCAGAAAACCAGTTATTACGGCCACGGGGAGTAGATATAAATATGGCTTTAGAATTGTCTTTATCAAGTGTAGGCCGTAGTGCAACATTAAAAGCATCCTTTCCATCGGCTAGTGCCGCTTCGTCAAATATAATTAAATCGTAAGATCGACCTACGCAAGAGTCAACTTGGTTTACAGAACCCATTCTTACTGCAGATCCATTCGATATTTCAATAACTTTGTCTTTGGCATTATCTTTTGTAACTTCTAGATCAAAGTGTTTAATCAAGTTTCTTTGCAGATCAAAAGAGATCTGAGACAAGGAATAGTTAGGAGACATGATTAAGATATTAGAGCCAGGCACTAAAGACACGAGCTGTCCTATAATGTTGGCTATGTACGTTTTGCCTTGCCGACGGGAGACGGCAGCAGAGACAAAACGATATTTAGGGTTGTTAATCGCATTAATAATTGCTATCTGCGAAGGCAACGGTGTGATGTTCAGCAAATCCAAATAAGGATCGACTGGGAGTTTTAGAAACCTTGTCTCAGATCTATAATCAACTAATTCTTCTGAAATTACATCTTTTCTGCTTACTTCTACTGCCATATTAATCTTCTTTTAGTAAGGTCCAAATTCCATAACCTAATCCTACCCACGCTAGAAGTTTTGCTAAACCTCCCAGTAGAATTACTGAACCGCAAATTCCAATAAGTACAATACCATCCCAGGATGTACGTTGTTTTAGTAGCTTACTTAGATACTTCAAGTTGTGTACCTCTCTTTTTATGTCCGTTCCATGCTACAAAACCTGCTAAACGGAGAGCCCAATATGCTAAGTAGTTAAGTGCATAAAATCCGTTCACTTCGATACAGATGTCTCGAAAAAGACCATCCATGTGTTTTTGGTCATGGTAGCCAATATTACTACCATCTTTCTTCATAAGAGTAGCATACTTATAACCATAGTCGTGTACCAAGCCACCCATTAGCAGAACTCCCACAGGCGACAGGAAGGTCGCAAGAAACTTGGGAACTGATGCGCCATCAAACTGAAAGCCTGCAGGAATTTTATACGCTTGTCCCTCAATCCAGTAGTGGAAGTCTTCTGTGATTACCCACTGACGTGTGCCAGTGATCCACATTAAAATAGCTCCCCAGAAACCTTTACTTGCTGTTTTAATCGGAAGCGGTTGCATTTTAGGCATAGTAGTATACTCAAAATTGATACGCTTTAGATCTGGTTTATCTAGTTTATTAATTATGTAGCTAACTGCAATTACTGCGATTACTACTGTCCACTGCCAAAAGGTTGCTGCTAAATCAATTATAAATTCCATTATTTTCTCCTAAAACTTTATTTTTCTTGGGCCGGGATAGTTTACTAAGTAATCTATATCTGGTACATAATTCTCTGGCCATGTTATATCTGCGTTTGTAATTGCATCAGGTGCTTCTGCATCTGTACATACTGTTAGTTCTGGTATCTTATCAGTATACATTTTACCTTGATTTTCTAAATCATCGTATGCATCTACTAAGGTTGAGAGCCAGTCTTTCCAGCCCTTGTCTCGACCCCCTATATCCTTTTCTTTTTCTACGACTCCATCTATTCTCATATCATATACATAAGTGGGGTATCTATCAAATAATCGTTTCATTAATAGATTATCCTGCATATGCTCATGCTTGTATTCAAAATAAAGTATAGTATCCTCTCCCACAACGTGCTCTGCATCAAATCTAAATCCGTTGGCTGCTTTTTTAGAAAACATAACAATTCTACAGTGCGTTTCCCAATTATTAATATAATTGTAGCAGTGATTTACCCAAGAAGTATGTACTGCGTTTAATTCTGAAGAAAACCCTCCGTCTTGAGGATTTGTTACAACCAACTCTCCTGATTTTCCTTTATCCCACCACTCAAAGGGTTGAAAAAAGCATCTAAAACCTGCTGCACTTATATCTGTGGGATTACTTCTATTTTTAGATCCTACAAACGGATTATAAACAATGTTAGCATCTGCTGAAAAATTTAATTGATTATATCCAGTTTCTGCTACCATGCCATATTGATACTCTAAACATAATACGTCTGGTGGAGTCTGCATCTGTGCTATCTCTTTATATGTCCAGACCCCGTGTCGTGTTAAAAAGTCATCTCCATCCACTAATACTGCTAAGTCGTTGCTAGACGATTCAAAAATATCTAGAAAAGTATTCTTTCCTGTTGCTGCTGTTCCATCACTAGCAGTAATAGAGTATTCTATGTTTTCTGAATCGCAATAATTTTGAGCATCTTGCTCAAACTGCATATCTTGTGTATTAATTACTACATAGGCATCCTCTTTGGGAATATAAGAAAAATGCCTTTTTAAAGCATTCATATTCCTAGTACATAGTATGTAAAACTTTAAACTGCTCATATTAGTCTACCGGTAAAACAGGCCATACAACACTTTCTGGAAAGCTCTCCTGACTTGTAATATCTCTAAGAGATTGTCTATAATTTGTCATAGCTGTTGATATGGGTCTATCAGATAGGGCAAAAACATCAGTGTTACGTAATAGTGCGTCTCTTTTATATCTTATTAGAAAACCTTTTTCAGTGTCATTTAAATCTACTACACTATACCCATAGGTAGTGGTCGTATCTGTCTCCGTAATAAGAGGTTCTAGTTTTTGAGTAGAGTCATTGTAAGAAGGTTGAGACTCAAAAGTTGAGCTTTTTATACTTCCAGAAGTTTGCGGTAAAGTTACGTCTGTAACCTCTCCTTGCTCCCAAATGTGTAAAATCTCATAAGAATGTTCTTTAACTAGCTCTTGAAATTCTTCTACGCTTGGAGTATCTGACGAAAAGGTTGCGTAAGCACTATAGTCGTTTTTTCCTTCTTTAGAGTAAGTTATTTTTACTTCTCTACCTCTTATTATGTCTATCGTATAATTTATCATGTTATATCCTTTAAGTAAATCTTACTGCTGCTCGTTTTGTGCTTCCAGAAAACGCTGAATAAAGTCTAAAAAATACCCCATACTCAGAGCTGGTGGTTGACTTATCAGCGCTATCCCATGTCCATTGCATAGGACTGGAAGGAGTACTGAGCCCGTGATATTTCACTTCTGAAAAATAAGTTGCATCTGTTCTGTTTAAGGCGGCGGCCCCGTTTGATCCAGTGCCTCCAAAACTATTTCCCGTATACCCAGCACTCCTTAATTCCATAGTAGTAAAACCTGCATTTGAATTATAGTTAGCATTAACATTGCTGGTTACGGATAATGTTACTCTGTAAAAACTAGAGTATTCTATGGCATGAAGTCCAGTCATAGTATAATTAGTTATAATGCGTTGCGATCTTTGGGGGCCTCCATAGTTTGGTTCAGTATAATAGTTTCCATTTTCGGGGAGGTAGAAGTTTTGTGCGCTCCCTATACCAAACCCATAACCTACAGAATCTCCTGAAAGACCAGGTACGGCAGTATCTGTTCTTTTGCGTACACTTATAGAGCTTGTTCTTATCGAGGTTCCATACATTTCATCAAACCCAAACTCTGTAGTTGCACCGTTTGCGTGAGTATTATACCTAGTAAAATTTTTAAATCGGTCTAGTCCTTGAATAGTCGATGTACTTGCCCCGAAACCGTTGGCAGGTATAATATTAACTTGATGAGGAAGAAATTCATCCCATATATTTTTAACACTTATAGACCCTGTAGTTTGTAGAGGCATTATTTTTTACCTGCTAATGCTTCTTTGCCGTAAAATGCGGCTACGATTGCTGCTACAGAAACAAAATAGGTCGGAGCCATATCTCCAAGTACTTTTGATGCGTTGTCCAGACCTATTAGCTCTGCAACCACTACTGCGAAGGGGTATAATAGCATACCGCCTAAAGCAAACCATGCCATATTCCGTTGAGCATCTCGCATTGCGTCAGCGTCTTCCATTTCTTTACGCTTGAACTCTAAATGAAGTTCTAGCTCTTCTTGGGAAATATGACCATCGCCGTTTAGATCAGCGCCCTCTAAGCCTTCTACAGTTTTAGTTTCATTGCTCATATTATTCCTCACTAGAGCCATATAGCTCCTTTACCTGGGCTGCATCATATATCATAATAGGAATGATACAATCCTTGATATTCTCTTTAAAAACTCTAGTAATAAGAAGATATAAAACAGTGGCTGTGTGCTGTCCGTCACATACAACGTAGTGGCCTGGTCGTTCTATACACTCATATACCATAAGAGGTTTTAAACTTACTGATTCAAACTTTTCTAAAAGTCTTAATATCCATATAAAACTTAATCTACGTTGATGAGTTACATTGACTAAAATTTTATCTAAAGTAGTTTCTAAAGCATTACACAATTTAAGATCGCTGAAGTTATCCCACTTTGGGTTTGACCAAGAAGTTTTTAAACGCTTCTCTAATAAAGTATGATTATTAAATTCGTATTCATTTGGACTATCTAACTCTTCTTTTAGTCTTTCTTCAATAGTCCAAAATACTTTTTCTACCATTTAACCTTATCTGCCCAATATGCTGCTGACATCTTGCCTTTAGCAATATTTTTTGCGTGTCTTGCTTTGAAAGATGCGCGTTTCTTTTTCATTCGTTCAGACTCTCCAGCCTTCGGCTTCCCTGCCGTTTTAGCTCCCTGCTGGCCGAAGCGAATAGTCTTAATCTTATTGCCCACTTTTGCCACAACTATGTGTGACTTCTTCGCATGGCCTGGAGTACGTTTAGGTTTGTTATAACCTTTAACTTTTGCTCTTGCCAAGCGAGAGTCTTTCTTCTTACCTTTTCTTTTTCTTGCGGCCACTGCTTTTTCTCCGTTTCACGAATGTACTAACATTGCGTGGCTTGCCCCCTGGATTACCTGCTTTTCGTTTTCTACGAATAGCAGATCTTTTTTGGGCTGCTGACATTTTTGCAGCTTTTGCTGCTGGAACACATTTAGGGTATCCTTTTCCTTTTGCCTTCTTTCGACCGCAGGATTTATATCCTCCACCCTTTTTAGGACGAGATATATCTACCCACTTTTCTTTAAACCATTTACTAAGTCCACTTTTACGAGGTTTCATTTCTTAACCCCCATACGATATTTACCACCTCTTTTCTTGTATTCTTTTACAAGATAAGCATTTGCGTAAGCAGAAGGATAAACTTTAAACTTTCTTTTTGTAGCTGCTTTTACTGTTGAGTACAGTTTTTTGTTTGTTGGTATTGGCTTCTTTTTTGCTGCTTTGCGCTTCCTTTTCTTTACTGCCATTTAAAGTCTCCTCTACTGGAGGTACCCAGCCCGCGAACTTTTTTGCTTCTTCTTCAGTTGCAAATTTAGCTACTAATTCTCCGTCTAAATGTACATTCCATAAGCTTCTTTTTTCAAAAATAGTATACATTTTATTTAATTCTCCGTTTTTTAGCATTTTCATATGCTTTATGAGTACTGCCTGCCATGTAGACTTTGCTCTTCCCTCTACCATGTGAGTGAATACCTTTGAGACCAATACGTTTTGCTGCTTTCCTTGCAGCTCTTTTAGTCTTATACTTCATTAGTAGCCAGGACGTTTTTTACCGCCCTTTTTCTTTTTTCGTTTTTTTGCTTTAGTTCCACAGTGCATAGTTTACCCCAATTGGGTGATCAGTGTAATAATGACCCCCGCCAGGAACATAATTACTGTTCCGCCTATACTAACCATACGCGTCTCTATTCTATTAAGAGACGTTTCTACATCTTCCAAACGCTGAAAACAAGTTTTCCAGCGTTCTTCGCATTGTACTTCATGAGCATAGAGACCTTTCTCAAGACCTGCTACTTTTTCATTCGTTTCCATCTTTAAGAAGTTTCTCCATCAGCTTACCATAATTACCTTGACCAAACGGAACAGCTTCATTAATCTGTACATTAGTTTGGTTTTTGATATTGCCGCTTTCGGCCTTTGCTAAGTCTGCTTGCGCCTTGATTTCATCCATACGCATTTTATGAGCCATTTGTAATAAGTCAGCTAGATCCTTGCTAGAGTATACGCCCGATTCTTCTGCTTCTTCTAATTTAGCAGCAATCATATTATCTAGTAAAGATCCAATGTTATTCTTATTACGATATCCTAAGTCTAAGTAAACAGTATCAATGTACTTTTTTACTTCACGCTTATTTAGTACTTCTACTACCTGTGTTTCTGGTACTTGAAGATACTCACACACTCCACGTATGTTACCGAACTGTAGGTAACTGTTTGCTATTTCCAGTCCTTCAGGTGAAATTGTAGTTAGTT